CGTCTAATTTCGTTATGGCGGATGATTTTGTTGTTGCATATGGTACATCAGACATTACGTCTTGCCCCCGCGCTACTCATGTTATGAAGATGTTCCCTAACGAACTGCTCAAAGCGCAACTCTCTGGTGAGTTCCGTGACACTGATATACCTGCACCCGCTATTGAATATACAGATGTAGAGAAACGAGAAGATAAGCTATCGGGCACTAGCCACCCTTCAGCACATAAAGACGATCAACACACGCTCTTAGAGATGCACGTTGAGTTTGACCTTCCCGGCTTTGAGGATATGGATGAAGACGGAGAGCCAACAGGCATCGCGCTGCCATACCGAATAACTATAGATCAATCTAGTCAAACTATTCTTTCAATCTACCGGAATTGGGGAGAGGATGATGAAACAAAGACGAAGCATGAGTTTTTTATCAGATACTTGTACCTTCCCGGTATGGGTTTTTATGGCACTGGCCTTACTCACCTACTTGGTGGTATTGCGAAGTCCGCCACCAGTATTCTGCGTCAGTTGGTTGATGCAGGAACACTCGCTAATCTCCCGGCTGGCCTCAAATCCAGAGGATTGCGGATCAAGGGAGATGACAGTCCGTTAAGGCCCGGTGAGTTCAGGGACGTTGACGTTCCCGGCGGTGCCATAAAAGACAACATCACTTTCTTGCCATACAAAGAGCCATCAACAGTCTTGTTTCAACTATTAGGTAGCATTGTTGATGAAGGCCGGAATATAGCCAGTATTGCTGATTTAAAGATTGGCGACATGAACAGCCAAGCTCCCGTTGGAACAACACTAGCTATTCTAGAACGTGGTATGAAAGTTATGAGCGGAGTACACGCTCGTATTCATGCTGCTATGCGGAAAGAATTTAAGCTGCTATCTGGCTTGATTAAAGACACGGCTCCTGATGAGTATGAATATGAAGTTGAAGAAGGCGCTACCCGTGGTAAAGACTATGATGACCGGGTTGACATACTTCCTGTTTCTAATCCCAACGCCTCTACCATGGCACACCGGATAATGACGCATCAGGCGATCCACCAGTTGTCGGTTTCGGCTCCAGAGATATACGACAAGAAAGAGCTACACCGCACTATGATAGAGGCTATGGGGGTGGATAACACTGAAAAGCTAATCCCCGTAGACGATGAGATGAAGCCAATGGACCCTGTTGCGGAGAACATGGCGTTGATGACGAGCAAACCCGTCAAGGCGCATCTTCATCAGGATCATGAAAGTCACATCCGCGTTCACCTTGCAGCGGCAGAAGACCCTAAGATACAGAAGATTATCAAACAATCACCATCGGCAGCGGCTATAGCAGCGGCGGGTGCAGCGCACATACAGGAACACGTAGCTTTCCAGTATCGCCGTGAGATCGAGAAACAGTTGGGCGTTCCTTTGCCAGAACATGATAAGGATTTGCCAGCCGAAACAGAAGTCATGCTATCTAAGTTGATTGCGGATGCGGCGGATAAACTGCTCAAGAAAGACCAAGCAGAAGCTCAAGCGATGAAGAATGCTGAAGAACAGAACGATCCTGTCTTGCAACTACAGAAGATGGACGCCGAAACAAAACAGGCCGAAGTCAAACGCAAAACCATGTCTGATCGTTTCAAGGAGATGATGGGCAAAGAAGAACTGGCTGCAAAGAAACAGAAAGATGGCACTTCCGCTGGGCAGGAAGCCCAAGACAAGATGTTCGACAAGATGATTAAGCTAGAGCAATTGAAGCTTGAGAACGCCCGTATAGCCGCTCAGGCGCAGCAAGCAGGCGCTCGTCTGGGTGTTGATGTGGCTCAGAGCGTTGTTGATGACCAGATTGAACGTGAGCGCATTGCTGCTCAAATTGCGCAAGCAGAGATGCGGGAAGGGGTCAACGTCCGTCGCAATGATCAGATGGCATCTAACGATGAAAAGCGGATTGAAGGCGAAGCTTCTCGCAATCAACAGAACATGGCTCAACGCTTTGCAAACATGTTTAAATCAGGATCAAATAACGAACAAAACGGACAAGATGAGAACAAATAGTGAAAAACAGTTGAAAGTTTGAAACATGGCAGATAGTATACTCACTACATTGCGCGAACGCCTTCGGCGGGAGATGAATGATGCGGCGGACAATACTGCAACAGGGGCTGCTTTATCGGCACCTAGCGCAGATATGATCGCAGTAGAGTACGCAAAGCAAGTGGGACGAATAGAAGGACTAGCGTTAGCTGAAAGATGTCTTCTTGATATCCTAGATGAAATAGATAAACGGGAGAAACTTGACACATGAGCAAAGCCTCAAAGATAGTCGATCTACCAAAGATAGACCCTAAAGCATTTGAGAAGAAAGATGAAGCCCCTACTCAACTACCTGTGCCTAAAGGTTGGCGGATGTTAATCGCCATTCCAGAAGTGGAAAGTGTTACAAGCGGGGGCATCATTAAAGCAGATAGCACTAAACACATCGAACAGACATCCTCTGTCGTTGGTTTGATCCTCTCAATGGGAGATCAGTGCTACAACGACAAAGAACGATTTGGCGACACCCCTTGGTGCAAAGAGGGCGATTTTGTCCTTATTGGTGCCTATAAAGGCGTTCGTTTTAACATTCATGGAAAAGAGTTCCGGTTGATCAACGATGACACTGTACAAGCTGTTGTTGATGATCCCCGTGGCTATTCGAGGACATAATGGCTGAAGCAGCACCACAGTACGAAGCAGCAGAGCCTCTTCCAAACCCAGATTTGGAAGAGATTGATGAAATTGAAATTGAGGTCTTAGATGACACTCCTGAAGAAGATCAAAGATCAAATCGTGCAGAAATGGGCGATCATCAAAGCGTTGATGACGGGGAAGAGTTAGATCGAGAGATAGCTGACTATTCAGCGGCTGCTCAAGATCGTATCAAAAAACTTAAATATGACTTCCATGAAGAGCGTCGGGCCAAAGAGACAGCCCTGCGCAGTACAGAGGAAGCAACCCGTTACGCCCAACAAGTTGCGTTGGACAATGAGGCACTCAAGCAAAACTTAAATAACTCCCACTCTGTGTTAGCTGAACAGCACGGAGCTAAGAGTGATGCGGAGCTTGAAATGGCCCGTAAAGAATATAAAGAAGCCTATGAGGCTGGAGATACGGACGAGTTACTTGCTGCACAAGAAAAAATATCTGCACTAACGACAGAGCGTATGATGCGCCCTGCGCAGGCACAGCAACAAGTTCAACAGCCTCAACAGCCTCAACAGCCTCAAGGCCAAGCCCCGCAAACTGGGACTCCTGATGTCCGATCTACTAAGTGGCTTCAGGAAAATAACTGGTTTCACGGCAAGGGAACGGAGGATATGACAGGGTACGCCATAGGCCTTCACCAAAAATTAGTTAGCGCAGGGTTTGACCCGCGCATACATGAAGAGTATTATGCAAAGATTGATGAGGGAATGCGAACAGTGTTCCCTGATTACAAGTTTTCTGAGGCGGCAAATACAGGTGGTAACGAGACTAATGTCTCTGCTGTGACGCCAAGGAAATTACCGCCAAAAGTGGGCGGGCCGTCACGGGGCGGTAAAGCTCCGCGCAAAGTGCAGCTAACCACCACGCAGGTCGCCCTCGCAAAGCGCCTTGGGTTAACAAACAAGCAATACGCAGCACAGGTTGCAAAGGATACATTGACTAATGGCTGATACGCGCACCGCCCCACAAGGGCGAGATCAAGAGACACGCGAAACTGAAGATCGAGTGACTGAATACCGTCCTCCTTCTAATTTGCCCGATCCTACCCCACAGGATGGATACGAATTCCGATGGGTCAGAGTTGCCATGTTAGGCGAAGATGACAATCGAAATGTATCTATGCGAATGCGGGAAGGATGGGAGCCTTGTCTTGCAGAAGATCACCCTGAACTGATGATTATGTCAGATGTGAGCGATAGCTCTCGTTTTGAGAATAACGTCGTTATTGGTGGCCTTATGCTATGTAAATGTTCGAGCGAGCTTGTGAAAAGCCGGGATAACTTCTACTCAGACAAGGCTGCACAGCAACAGCAGAGTGTGGATCATAATTTCATGCGCGAAAACGATCCAAGGATGCCCCTTTTGGAAACAGAAAGATCATCTCAAACTTCGTTTGGCGCTGGTCGCCCACGCGGATAGTCTGCGCGGGCTTAACTTTGCACAGGAGCAAGTAAGATGGCAGCAACAGCAGCCCCTTATGGTTTCATCCCTGTTAGCCGAATGGGCGGATATGACAATGGTTCATTCCGTCAACTCAAAGTAACGAATTC